CACCCCAATCGGTGATTGCTAATGTGGCATCATTTGCCACGCGGCCCAATTCCATAAAGGATGATCCGTTTCGAACAATTGCTTCAGTCAGCTCAGCGTCTAGGATGCGCTTCATTCTATCGAATTCGTCATTCAATGCTTCAGCGCGATCAATGATATGACCGGGTATCAAACCATCGTTGTCGATCAATAAGCCTCTAAGCTCGGTCACTGCTTCAATACCTTGACCAAGTGCTGAAGCAATCAACGGTCCTGTATCTTCACCGAAAACTTTCGATGCTTTTGCCGCACGCAACGCGCCGTCTTCGATTTGGGATAGATTGAAAATGGCCAATTCTATAGCACTTGACGTTTCTTGGTTTAGAGTAAACGCAAGCTCTTCCATGACTTCTTTGTATTCGGTAGAGCCTTCTTTTGCAAGACCAAGGCGACGGTTGAATCGTCGGAACGCTTCCGAAACCTGCTGGTCGGTTGTGCCTGCTAGTTGACCAAAAGCAAACTGTAATTCTTGCAGTTGCTCAGTTGTTACACCCGCTACTTGGGCTGCTTTACCGATGGCGTCGGCGCTGTTGAGGACGGATTTTGCAAAGTTTGCACCTTGACGAATAGCGCCAACGGTGAAGAATCCTGCGACTAGTTGGCCAGCGTTACGGAATTTCGAATTGAGCGTGTCCATGCGACGACTTGCGCGATCACTGAATGTCTCAAGTTCACGCTGCGCTCGTTTTGTGGAACTTACAAGTGGTCTTTCGTCACCTGTAAAGCGGACATTTACGTCACCAATGTTTCTAGCCATTATGCATCCCTATTTGTAAGTATTTATTCTTCTTGGGCACGCGCGGCTTTCATTGCGTCGATCTTCTTACGCTCTGATGATGACCAGTAGTCTTTACTGTAGATGCCTGTTGCATCTTCAATTCTAGGCATAATAGCCACAATCAATGACCCGAACTCGCGATAGGTCATTTGCCAGAATTGATCAGGTTGGATGTTTAGATGGTGGACGGCGGTTCCGAAGAGTTCTTCGAAGTCAGTTCCTCGGACTTTTTTTTAGTGTCTTCCTCGTCTTCGTCATCAAGATTGCCAACTAGCTCTTCAAGAGCCTTGGCTTTTTGATTTGCAAAGTAAAGTTCATATCCTTTACCGCCGAAGATTACTCGTGGAAGTACTTCTTGTGCAAGCTGTAGGAAAATCCATTTTGTGCCGTGTTCTTCAAAGTAGGCTTGCATTGTTGCATCATCTACTTCTTTACCGCCTGCTTTCGAAAACTCTCGAATGACGATAACGGCATCAGCCACTTTCATGTGACCTTTCATTGCCTGTTGGACAATGGCTTCGATTGAGCCAGTGCTGACTTGATCTTCTACTCTTGCAATAGCATCAAAGGTCGGGCGAAGAATGAATTCCTCGCCATCGACCTCTAGTATTGCTTCATTTTTGTATCGGTTAGCCGCTTTCGACATTAGGTTGTTACGCCGTCGTCGTAAGTGACTGCACCGGAGCTTTCAAGCGTTAAGCTGTAAGCTTCTTCGCCGTTATACACACCGCTGCGAGAGAAGGAAGTTAGCTGGAAAGTACCAGATAGTTCTTCACCGCTGTCGCTTGTGATAGTATAGGCGTCGAGGCTTCGGGCCTGTGCGCGGGTAATGAAAGTGTGATGCTGAGCCGTGTCCTCAAATACACCTTCCATGTTGATCGTAACGCTTGTCACGCCACCATCAGCAAGAAGAGTACGGGCACCGTCATCGCCTTTTGTCGTCACGTCCACTGCTTCAGAACTGATCTGAAAGTCAAGAGAACGTGCGCTCAAAACATCCGCTAGGGGAGACCCTGTGCTTAGCAGAAAGAGTTTACCTTTGAGTGCTGCCATTTTACAAATTCCTCGTGTTGTTGAATGTATTTATCTGTTTATCAACGGTTGGCTTCATAAGTTACCGTGACTTGGCATGGAATGGTGACCGTGCTTATACCCATCAGAAAGTTAGCTTCGCTTATGATTTCTCGTTCAATGGAGTAACCTGTTACTTCATCAAACAAATCTAGCCAAGTATCATCCGTGTATAGCTCGTCAAAGATGGCCTGTTCTGCGTCATTCAACGCTTGCATCCAGCTTTGTTCCATCACCTGACCGTCGACTCCTGCCTTGTATGCAATCTCAATCGTAAGATTGAAAGACACACTGAAGGCCGGATCACGATGGTAGAGACTTTCGGATTCTTCCGATTGGACGTACACCGAGATTGAAGGGATTTCGTTCTCATCAATCTGAACCATTGGTGCATTCTTGAACGTGTAGTCAGACAAGCTGGCTATCGCTGAAATGCGGTTGATGGTTTCGTCTCTTACCTGTGAAGTCGTTGTCATGTTCTCGCCAACATCAAGTTAGTCATGCCCGTTCCGTCTGGTTGTATGCTTTTTACCGTAAAGCTAACACCATCGATTTCGAGGGCGTCGCCTTCCGATACGGCTGCTACATCAGCAGTCGCACACATGACCATAGGCTCGGACATTGCGTATGATCCAATTCCACTGTCGACCTGCAAGAATTCGTTATCAAACAAACCCTTTACAGGCGTCCTAAACGAGTCGGGGTCGAGAATAACCTCAACCCCGAACTCGGTTTCTTCGAAGAAGAGTCTAAGACTCTCCGTTGACTCAATGGCCACTATTAGGTGCCATCGCTCTCACGAATGTAAGAGAATGCTTCCGAGTGACGCTGCTTGATATCAATGCTCTGAAGAGCCGTGATACGTACTGCACCGGACGTTGCACCCGTGTATGGGTCTACGATGAGGTCCAGACCACCCCACATACCGATCACAAGGTGCTCGAACACACCGTAGAACAGATCGTTTAGAGTCGTTGGGATGTGGTTGGTAACTACAAGCGAGTGACCATTAACCATGTCATCTGGCGAGCAAACGAAGATACCGGAACCAGTATCAACAGATTGACCCTTGAGGCGACCACGAACCGTTGCGTTCGTGACGTAGACACCAGTACCCTCAACATCATCGGCTCTGACTGCTGCTTCAAGGTCGATAACGTTCTGATACGTTGGCGAACCGTTCTGCGAGTAGTCGGTTAGAGCTTCTGCTACTTGGATGATACCCTGTGGCTGTCCGTTGGCGTTTGTGCCATAGAATGCAGCGTTGTCGATTGCGATTGCAATTTGACGTGCAAGGTCATTCTGGACAAGTGCTTCAACGGACGGATCAGACTGCATCATCAACTGGCGAGAGAAGCCAATGTTTGCACCAAGCGTGCGAGGAACAAGGTTCACTTCACCCGTGGTGAATGCTGTGTCTTGGTTGCTGGAAGCAGAGTTCTCAGGATCGATGAAAGAAGCGGTGGAAACACCCGTCTGCTTAGGAATCGATACATCACCCTGAAGGTTCGTTAGCATCTGAGTGCCAAGACCCATAACAACCGTGCGACGGCGAAGTGCGTCAATGAAGCTGCCACCGAGGTGATCAGTTCCAACTAGCTCTGCGCCTGTACCAGTGCCACCAGCCGTTAGATCACGCTTGAGGATGTCGGTCGGAATGACGATACCTTTTGCGGAGCGACCAGTTGCCTGCTTCAAATACTCTGCTGCTTCATGAGTTACAGCTTCCTCGAAAGATGCTTCCTTACGGATGCGAGCATCGTTTGGGTTAGCCGCAAGGCGGATAGCTTTAACGATGGAGAAACGCTGTGCTTCTTTGTCAGTCAAACCAAGGTCAGCTTGCTCACGAACCTGTGGCTGTGGGTTGCTGCGGTCGGACTTGAACTGCATGTTGTCGAGAACGAATTTACGGAAAGCGTCAATGCTCTCACCGTTTTCGATTGCTTCTTCGGCCTTGTCAGCCATGTCGTGCTTTGCGCCAAGCTTGGAAATCTCGCGAACACGAGCCTTCTCTTCTTTAGCGGCTTCACGCTTTACTGCGTCAACATCAATTTCGTTGACTTTGTTTTCATCTGCCATTTCAATACTCCTTTCGTGTAAGTTTTCGGCAATTTCTTGTTTTTCTTCGATTTCAGTTTCAGTCTTGACCTCTTCAGGCTGGACTTCACTTCTACCTACGCCCACAGACATATCTGCCGGGACGCTAACCATTGAGATTTCAAACGGATACCAATCGTTCGCGCGAAGTATTGGTACATCGTCTTCACGTCCTTCCTCGACAAACGATTTAACGTAGTAGCCGACTGAGACGTTCTCTCTAATGCCGTCGATAATATCGTTCCAAACTTCATTGCCCATAGCAGAACGCGAAACCTTAACCAAGGCTCTTGCCCTTCCACCACTTACACCAACGCTGATCACTTTACCGATCATTTGGGAACGGTCATGGTCCAGAAGCAACGGCGCTCTACCTGAACCAATAAATTCTAAATCCATTTCTCCTTCACGGAGACCTAGCTTTTCGTAGTATCGACCTTCATAGGGATCACTACGAGGCACTAATGTTTCTTCGGAAGCAAAAGAAAGCTCAACAGTGCGCTTTTCTTCATCAATGCTTCGCTTGTCCCAATACGCCATGCGAAACTGTGCAGTTTCATTATCAGCGACGTATCGTTTGTGTTCTGTATACTCTTCAGCCATATTTATGCCTTCATTCGTAAGTATTTATAGAGGTCGACCTCTTGTAAACTATTTATTCTGGTTCGACACTTCCATCGAGTGCCGGATTCTCGTTTGAGTCGTCACCAGTCAACAATGTTTCGTTGTTTGGTAGGTTTTCTATTTCAAGCTCAATTCCCATTTCACGCGCTTTCGCGTTTTCTTCTGCAATCTCAGCAAACACAGTGTCTGGGTCCATGCCGTGTTGACGAATGAGTTCGCTTCTGGACATGACGTTGAGTGCAACCTTTGTACGGGATGCCTGAATTTCCTTGGCAGGGTCGACAGATTCCCAAGTACGTGGACGCCATGTTGGGCTGTTGAACTTTTCGAATCTTTGTGACGGATAGCTTGAAACGCCCGGAGAGAATTCCAAAACACTCTCAAGGAAAGCTTCAAACATTTTGGTCAAGCACTGTTCAATCAACCATTGTTGCAAATTGCGGAACATTTCGCGTTCATTCATTGCGCCAAGTCGAGCAGATGAATAGTTTGCGCTGTTGATATCCGTGGTCAATGTCATGAACGACAGACCAAGACCAGACGCTATCGAGTGCAGAACGGCTTTCTGGAATGTGTCAAAGTTGCCATTTGGGTGAGTTGGGTTGAACATTTCCAACTCATAACCTTCTGGAAGCTCTTCAAATGCGCCCGGAATGGCATCACGTAGTACACCGCTTCCGGTAAACTCATCATCTTCAACGTCTAGACCGTCTTCACCGCGTGGGCGAGTGTAGAAGCCCATCTTGGCTGCGGACACTCGTGCTGCAATCTGCTCACTTTCCGTGTACTCTTTGAGGTGCTGAAGCTGGATCATGACTGGTGTCATCCACGGATAACCACGACCTTGCGTGGATCGCATTGGATCGTAAAGGTGAATAACATCTTCCGCAGGAATGCGAATCATGTCCGTTGTGTTATACGCGGTTGGACGAGTCTTTTGCTCTTTAGGATGCTGCTTTACGAAGTAGTAAGCCACTGGTCGAGAATACGCATCGTATTCAATGCCATTTCTGATGTATCGACCTCTTACTTTGTCAACTTCGCTGTTGTACTTGTGAGGAACCCAATCAGATTCAAACATTTGCCATTGCACGAAGAAATTACCGAACTCACTTCCTGTACGCTTTACAAGGAACACTTCACCGTCGACTGCGCACATACGCAGTGCGGTAATTAGCGTGTGACGAAGATTCATACCTGATGTGGAAACAGATTTGGAATAATTCTTCCAATCAGTCTCGATGTTTGCGTTGGCTGTTTCGTCTCTTGCACCGTCGCGATTACGAATGTCCATTTTCAGCGTGATGCCGTGGGCACCAATGACGTTATCGCTCAAGACTTGAATGTAACGCTTGCCAAATGGATTGTTCTTGATAGTATCGCGTGAGCGAGTGCGAAGAGCATGTAGATCATCTTCAATTTCTTTATCGACTGAATTCAGACCATTCATTGCCCAATCGGCAAATACTGCACTGGCTTTAGCCGCAGCAAAATCCCTGCGAGCCAGTTTGCGACGAACAGCCTTGTTGTCTACTGGAGCTACTTCAACTTGCTCTTGTTCAGCGGTTGTGTTTGTTCGCTCTCCAAAGAATAGTCGTGAAAAGAAAGATTGCTTAGCCATTTATCTTAGTACCTACCGAATTTTGGTTTGATCTGTCGCGTTAAGCCTTTACCTTCTTCTCTGCGAACAAGGTCAGCGTAATACTTGCGCAATTCAATAAGATCGGGGAGCGAATGACGTGAAAGGGATCGATCTTTGATTGAATACGACTGCTGTTCGTGCGTTGCGCGGTTTTCAAGAACCGCTTCTATAGCTTCAAGTACCTTGCGTGCGTGAGACTTTTGCTGATTGACTTGAAGGTCTGCTCTGACTTCTGCGATGAAGTATCCCGAATCGACGCTGTTTACGACGGTTCCATCGGTTTGAATCAAGACCCAATTATACTTACCTGCAAGAAAGTTTTCCGTGTCTGACGCAGCAATCGTGGCCTTGTTTGTCGAAGCATCCACGGTGTATGTGCGAGTCTCCGCATCTTCACCCTGTGGGCCATTGATACGGAACGACAGTGTAAAACCCACTGGCGCTTCATAGTTGAACTCGGCAACAAACGTGTCGCCTGTGATTAGTTTGCTCGGAACCAACGTATTAGACCTCTACTTATATTTACCTTATTGTTTCTATTTATCTGTAAGACTACCTTCCCATCCATCCTGCGCGTTTGTGAGGGGACAGTTTCTGTTTTCGATGCTTTTCAATCATTTGTTGTTGACGTTTACGGTGAGCAATCTGTTCAGGTGTGAGGCTCTTCTCTTCCTGCTTGACGGTCTCTTCTTGCTCAAATTCTTCCTGCTCAAGATGCTCGATCTTCTCGGCTTTCTTTGACAATGCTTCTGCTCGTGAGCCAATGTCTACGTTGAAGCTGAAACGTGCAGCCATTGCATAGATTCTGGCGTCGAGGGCGTGGTTCTCCGTGTTGGGCTTCTGTACCCACTTGACTACTGTCTTACCACGCTC